AACCAGACTGCTTCTGCCGGTATCTTGCAGGCTGATTCCATCGTCGTGACCGTCCCGCGCTACGCAGACATTCCGCAAGCCGACAAGCTGGCCCGCAAGTTGCCGGACGTCAAGTTTACCGCACTCTACCAGGGTGCTATCCATCGTGTAACCATTAACGGCACTATTTCCGTGTAATTAAAGGAGGCCAAAAATGCCCGCACCTGATTTAACCGTCAAGACTTACGACCCGAAGATGGTCGTTATCACTTTCGGCGTCATTCCCATTAGCGGATATGCCGAAGGCACCTTTGTATCTGTCAACCGTTCCGGCGACGCCTTCGTGAAGTCCAAGGGAGCCGGAGGCGATGTGGAACGCATCAACAAGAACCAGGGCGATTTTGAAGTGACCGTCACGCTCCAGCAGACCGCTACCGTGAACGCCGAACTTTCTGCCGCCCTTGCCGCCGACCAGGTGACGAACGCCGGCGTGTTCCCGCTTACCATCAAGGACTTGCTCGGCAAGACACTTTTCTTCGCCCCGCAGGCTTGGATTCGCAAGGATCCCGAATGGGAAGACAGTGACGACTTGAACACCCGCGCATGGGTGTTTGATACCGGCATCGGCGCCAACCTCGTAGGAGGTAACTAACCCATGCTCTCCCCGATTACTAAAGAAATTGAAAACTTCTCCGTGCGGTTCCGTCCGCTTCCGGCTACAAAGGCCTTCACCCTCGCAAAGAGGGTGGGCACCCTCGTTTTGCCGCTTGTCAAGAGTATCGACCTGTCGAAGCTGTCCGAAGATGTGAACATCAATTCCATCATTGACGGCGTTATCGAAATGCTCGGTGACTTGCCGGACGATAAGGCCGTGGGAATCATCGTCGATTCCTTGAAGGGCTGCACGATTACCGCGCCGGGTATGCCGCCGGTGGAAATCCAGGACTCCTCGAACATTGACGCGGTTTTCCAGGGCGAACTTGAGGCCATGTATTCTATCGTCCTCGAGAGCTGGAAGTTCAACAAATTGGCCCCTTTCAAGTTGGCGGCTCGCTTTGGTCTCCAGCAGAGAACAACCGCTACCTCCGAAGGAGCCGAACCCACCGAGACCAGACCTGGGCCCGGATTGGCTCTGTCGGGTCACTCGCCGGTGAAGTAGAGGACATGTGGCCCATATTGCGCCTGGTGGTGGATATGGGCCAGCCTTTGAGCGAGGTCGAGAAATGGGACTTGGACGATATTAGGTACTTCAATTCTATTCTCGATATGCGCCGCGATTGTGAAGCCGCAGCGGACGCATACCAGGCCATGCAAATGGAGCAGATGCGGCAAGCGAACGAAAGGAGGCGTTGATGGTAATTGAGGAACTTTTCACCCGCTTGGGCTTTCAGGTAGACCCGAAGGGCATAGACAAGGCCAAACAGGCCTTGACGGGTTTCAAGAGTTTCGTCGGCGGTCTCGCTCTCGGCGCGGGCTTTACCATGCTCGCGAAAACCGGCATAGAAGCCGCCATGACTATGGAAGGCCTGAACGCCGAATTTAAGGTCATGACGGGTAGTGCCGAACGTGCCGCCGGTGTTATCAGGGAAATTTCGGAATTTGCCGCCAAGACCCCGTTCGACAAGCTGGGTCTTTCCCGTGCCGCAAAAACATTGATGTCGTTCGGCTTGCAGTCCGAAAAGGTTGTCCCCACATTAAAGATGCTCGGTGACATTGCCGGTGCGGATCAAAACAAGCTGAACGGCCTCGCCCTCGTTTTCGGGCAGATTCAAAGCACGGGTCGCCTGATGGGGCAAGATTTACTCCAGCTAATCAACCAGGGGTTCAACCCGCTTACTGAAATTTCAAAGCAAACGGGAATGTCCGTTGCAGACCTTAAGAAGGCCATGGAAAAGGGCGCTATCAGTGCAGACATGGTGACCTTGGCTTTCAAGTCCGCAACAAGCGCGGGCGGCCTGTTCTATGGCAACCTCGAAGCGCAAAGCCAGACATTGCAGGGGCGAATTTCCACGTTAAAGGATAATTTCGTAACCGCCTTGCAGAACATGGCGGAGGCTTTCTTGCCGTTGCTTAAGTCGGGCGTTGATGTGCTAATCGCGTTCGACTGGACGCCCATTGTCGCGAAGGTTCAGGCGTTCGGCAATGCGCTCTCCAACATTCCTTTTGAAGACTTGCTTGCATGGGTTCGCCGTCTTTCTATTCTGGTGGTGGCGTTCGCTACTCGCGATTTGCAAGTGACCCTTGTAAACGCCTTAATGAAAGCCGTAGCCGTTGGAAGTTCGGCGTTTCAAAACATGACACTTTCGTTTACAGGTTTCCGAAATATTGCCGTAACCGGCGCAAAGTCCATCGGTCTTGCGATGAAGACGGCCCTCGGCCCCATCGGAATAGCCCTTTTAGCCATTGAAGGTTTTGTCGAGGCTTATAACTGGCTCGAAGGCAAGACACGCGCAAAGGCCACCGAAGAACAAAGGGCAAATGCACGAAAGTACATGGAACAGCAATTAAGGGCGTCCAACAGCACAAAGACCCGCGAAGAGATCGTTGCTAGCGAGGTGGGCCAGCAGGAAGCCAGAAAAGCACGCTTGAAGAAACTGCAGGAAATCGCCGCACAAGGCGGCCCCGAAGGCGTGAAGGCTTCGAAGGAACTGCAAGAAGTCCAGCTTGAAATTACAAAAAGAGCCTCGTTTGTAAACGCCATGAAAGATGTTTACAAGGAAATGACGGGGCTAGAATTTGAAGTAAAGGCCGGAGCCGTCAAGACGCCTTCCATGACATCCGACACGGCAGAACTCAAAAAGCAATTTGAAGAAATCGAAAAGAGCCTGAAAGAAAGTGTCGCGGCTACAAAGAAGCAGACGAAGGCGACCGAGGACAATACCCGAGCACAGCATAAGTTCGATATTTCGTCCTTGTCCCGCCAGGCGTTCGACGCCGCCTTTAACGTGAAACTCAAAGAATTTGCAATCGGGGCTATATGATCAGTGTATTAAAGGCTATCGCGCAAACCGTCCTGGGCGAACAATCTTTGCCCCAGCACTTCTGTTTGTTCTACCCCAAGGACGGCTACAAGGTCGGCTCCGTCGAGCTCGACCTTATCCTTGACGAGGATCATTCCAAGTCGGCGCAAGTCACCGAAAACCCCATGCAAGACGGACGCGCAATTTCGGACGGCATTTTCCTTGAACTCCAGAAGGGCTCTCTTACAGGCCTTGTCACGAATCATTCCGTGAAGATAGCCGAAGAACGCGCAAAACAGCTTGACCTTCAAACATCCGAAGCCTTGATTGACGAGGCCGAAAACTACCAGCTTGAAAATCGCGCAAAACAGACATGGCTTGACTTGAAGGCTGTCATGGACGCCAAGCAACCCGTGACAATCGTTACTTCGCTTGAAGTTTACGACAACGTGGCTATAACCAATATTTCGACCGAACGCAACGGAGATTCCGGCGATGCGCTCGAAATAAAGGTTTCGTTCAGCCAAATTCTCACCGTCTCGCTGATGGAACATGAAGTCACGGCGCAAGTGCAGCCGAAGGACATGGATAGCGACATCAACCGAAAATCTGCACTCGGCGTGAACGTGGGGCAGAAGGTGGCGAAGAATATTAGCAAGTCAACGATGAAAGAGCTATATTTGGGGGTGATTCGCTAATGCTTGAAATTCCGTTCAACCCTTCAATAAGTGCCGACCAGAAGTTCCAGGTATTGATTCCCGAACAGATGGTTATCACGTTGCGTTTGCTTTGGAATAGCCGCGCCTCGGCGTGGTTCGTTACGGTTTCTTCGGATTCCGGGGAATTGGGCCAGTTCCGGCTTGTAGAACGGTTCCCGATATTGCGAGAACACAAGGCGTTGTCACCGATCAAGGGCGACATTATCGTTTTGCCGCTTTCGGAGGGACAAGGCAAGCCGCTTTCGGAATATTCGGCCCTTGGCGATTCCTGGGGCATGTTCTGGATTTCGCCCGAAGAACTGGCGGAATGGGAGGCCGCAAATGCTCTGGGGTAGGAAGGTAATTTTACAGGCCCGCAACGCTAACGGGGTGCAGGTCGATGTAGCGGCGTTACGCATTGACGCCCGTTGCGTCCGTTCACGCGTCTTTGACGATAACGAGCTGGAGGCAACCATACACAATGCGAACGAAGACACTATATCGAAG